CCATGTTACCATTTTCCGCATTTCCGAGACTGCCATGCCAAGACTGAAGAAGCCGATCCCGATCCGCGCCGCCGAAGGCGACGTAAGGAAGCTCGGCGCAAACAAGCACCGGGCGATGATCGCGGAGGCGTTTCGCGCGAAAACCGGCGTGATAGAGTGTCCTCCTGAGCTTAACGGCCTGGCGCGGCGGCATTTCGACTATCTCGTGGAAAACCTGAATCGCGAAGGCCTGCTCGCGCTGATGGACAAGGGCTCGCTTGTCAGCGCCGCGACGAACTACCAGGCGATGATCACGGCGTACAAAGCGCGAAAGTGGCGCGACCTCGACATAGCTAGCGCCCGCTACACGGCGATGGCCGACCGGCTGGGGCTGCACGAGTCGGCGCGGGCGAAGCTGACGCGGAGGCCGGAGCAGTTGGACGCTTTGGACGCGGCGATGTGTGGTTGATTACCGACTCGACATCTGCGCGCATTGCGACACGCCGACCTGGGCGCGGAGCTCTTCGAAAGGCCCGATCTGCCGGGCGTGCGACGTAGAGCTTTTTTTCGAAAACATCCTCTACCGGCCGATTGGATTTCGGTTGCTGGCATGGCAGCGGAAATGTCTCCGGGAAATCTACGGCGCGGTGGATATCGAAACCGGCCGGCGGCGGTTTGAGGCGGCGTACATCGAAGTCGCGAAGAAAAACGGCAAGTCGTTTTTGATCGGCGGCCTTCCGCTGTACCACTTGACGCGCGAGGGTGTTGAGAATGCGCGGGCATACGGAGCGGCGGCGGCCAAGGACCAGGCCGCGCTGGTGTTTTCCGCCGCCGCGCAGCTTTGGCGGGCCAGCCCGATACTGAAGGACCGGCTGAAGCTGGTCGAATCGTCGAAGCGGATCGTAAGGCGCGACGGTGGCGGGACGTACCAGGTAATCGCCGCGGACGGCGACCTGCAGGACGGCGTTGAACCGACTTTGACGCTGATGGACGAACTCCACCGCTGGAAAACGAACAAGGCCCGGACGCTTTTTCAGGTGTTGACGGCGGGCGACATCAGCGTGAAGGAGCCGTTGCGGATCGCAATCACAACGGCTGGCGACAGATACGATTCGGAGATTTGCTTCTTGCAGCACGAGCGGGCGCGGCAAATCTTAGACGGCTCGCTGAAGTCCGATAAGTTCTACGCCGCGATTTACGAAGCGGACCCTAAGCGTCTGAGGGAAGATCCGGAGTATTGGAAAACCCGCGAGGCGCGCGTGGCCGCCAACCCCTCCCACGAAGACGCCGGCGGGTTCCTGAAAGACGACCGGATCACCAGCAAGCTTGAGGAGCTTGGCGAACCCGCGTACAAGCGGTACCATTTGAACGTCTGGAACCAGAAGGACGAGCGCTGGATGCCGTCCGACAAGTGGCTCGCCTGCCGCGCGCCGCTCCGGACGCTGATTGGGAAGAAGTGCTGGCTCGGCCTGGACCTTTCCAAAAACACCGACTTCACGGCGCTTGTGGCGGTCTACCAGGACGACGACGGTTCGATTGACATCCAGCCGTACTTCTGGATTCCCGAGGAGCAGCTCGCGAAAATATCGAAGCGCCTGAAGCTGGATCTTTCCGATTGGGTGAAAAAGGAACTGCTGGAATTGACGCCCGGTCCGGCGATTGAGTTTGCCTGCATCCGGCAGAGGATCGATATGCTTTGCGAAGTCGCCAACGTCCAGGAGATTTGCTACGACCCCCGCTACGCCTGGGAGTTCATCGGATCGCTGGAAGACAAGCGAACCATGGTCAAGATCGACCAATACGGCCGCAAGCTCGACGCGCCCATGCAATGGCTGATGAAAGCGGTACTAGAGAAAAAAGTCCGGCACGGCAACAACGAAATCATGAACTGGATGATGGAGTGCGTAACCGTCACCGTCGACCGGGACGGGCTGATGAAGCCCGACAAAGAACATCTCGGGCGCGACGCGAAGCGCATCGACGGCGTGTCGGCTCTGCTGACCGCGCTGGTTCGCGTGATTCTTTTCGAGCCGCAGGACATGGGGGTTTTCGTTGGCGAGCTTGGGTGACGTTGCGATCGCGAGCGGTCTGGGCTGCATCGCCGCCGCCGTTTGGATCGTCTACCCGCCCGCGGCGATACTGTTTTTCGGCGGTCTGCTGGTGGCGATTGGCTGGCAAATTTCAAAATGAGCGGATTTTTCAGATCGATGGTGGAGCGGCGCGAGTTCTCGCTCGCCAAGTGGGAGGCGTGGCTCGACACGGGCGGCGGCGCGACCGCCGTCGGCTTAAATGTGACGGACGAGTCGGCGCTCACGTGGTCCGCCGTTTGGGGCGCGATTCTGGTGAAGTCGCAGGACATCGCGAAAACGCCGCTTCCTCTTTACCGGCGTCTCGGGGCGAACGGGGATGGCGGGAGGGAGGAGGCGGCGGACCATCCGCTTCACCCTGTGCTTCGTCGCTCCGCCAATCCGTCGATGTCGGCGTATGTGTTCTGGCAGACGCTGCTTCTCGACTACTACACGCGGGGAAACGCATACGCCCTGATCGTTCACGGGCTCGGCGGCGTCGAGGCGCTGTACCCGCGGCCGGCGTCGCGCATGACGCCACGCCTTGACGGCGGCGCGCTGACATACGAGTACGCGCAGCCGTCCGGGCTGAAGAAAACCTACCAGGCGGCGGAAATCTTCCACCTTCGCGGCCTTTCGCGCGACGGGATAACCGGCATGTCGCCGATCGAGGTTTTCCGCGACGGCATCGGCCTCGGTCTCGCATATCAGCAGCACGCCGCGAACACCTTCAGGAACCAGGCGCGGCCGTCGCTCACCGTGAGCACGCCGAACATGCAGCTTTCTCGCGAGAAGGCGGAGGAAATCGCAGCTTCGCTGACCAAGCAGGCCAGCGGCGTTTCGAACAGCGGGAAAGTTCTGGTCGCCTACGGCGGGATGGAGTTCAAGCCGTGGGGATTTTCGAACCGGGACGCGGAGTACATCGGCGCGCGGAAGCTATCGCTGCAAGACGCGGCGCGGATTTGGCGCGTGCCGCCGCACAAGATAGCCGACTACAGCGAATCAGCGTACAGCAACATAACCGCCAGCGATCTGGCTTACGTCAACGATTCGCTCCGGCCCGACCAGGTGAATGTCGAGCAGGAGGTTTGGCGAGCTCTCCTGTCCAGGGAGGACAAAGGGGAATTCTACGCGGAGTACGACAACTCCGCGCTGCTGAAGGGCACGCCGATGGAGCGGATGCAAATCGAAACCGGCTATGTGAACAGCGGCGTGTCGCAAATTGACGAAGTTCGCCTGTCGCACAACTGGGCGCCAGTGCCGGGCGGCGACAAAAACAGGGTGCAGATGCAAAATGTCTCGCTCGAAAAAGTCGACGAGGCCGCGCTGAAAGGAAAGAGCGATGGAACCGGAAATCAGAACCTTCAAGCTTGACGAGTGCCGCGTGGTGCGCGACGACGGCAAAGCGCCCGTAGTGCGCCTCTCGCTGCGCTTCAACGCGCTGTCGCACCCTCTCGGCATGTTCATGCCGTTTCGCGAGAAGATCGCGCCTACGGCCTTCGACAGCGCGCTCAACGACGAATCCCGCGAGGTCATGGCGTACTGGAACCACGACACTTCAAAGCCGCTGGCGCGCCGTTCGCGGGGAACTCTAAGGCTGTCGAAAACAGAAACGCTGTTCAAAGCCGAGTTCGACCCGGGCGAAACCTCCTGGTCGCGCGACGCCGTGTCGGCGATCGAGCGTGGCGACGTGGAGGGCATGAGCTTTAGGTTTCGCGTGCCTCCCGAGGGCGATAGATGGGAAGAGGACAAGGACCGAAATCTCATCCGAACCCTCGTCAACGTGGAAATCGAGGAGGTTTCCCCGACGCCTGAGCCCGCCTACCCCAAATCGACGGCTTCCGTGCGCTCGGTTTTCGAAGCGCACCAGCAGGACACCGCAGCGGCCAGCGTCCGCGAAGCGAACCAAATCGCGGAACGCCGCCGGCGCGACGTTGCCATGCGGGACGGCATTCGCCGAACAACCCCGGCTTCGGCCGGCTAAGGAGAAACCACGATGGAAAAACTCTATCGCCGACGCCTGGAGATTTTGAACGAGCTAGGCGAAATCGACCGGCGGGAAACCGCCGCAAGCAGAAACTATTTGGAGTGCGACGAGTACCGCGCTAAAAACGCGGAACTCGAGCAGCTCAACAACCAAATCACCGTCGCGCAAGCGCTCGACGAAGACCGCGAGCGGCGGGCGAATATGCAAAAGGCCGGCCGGGCGGCGGGCGAAGGCCTGGCGGATCCGGAGCAGCGAATCGACAAAACTGGTGAATTTAAGGGCTTCGGCTCATTGGCCGAGCAGCTTCAGGCCGTCGTTCGCGCGCAAACTCCAGGAGGGCAAGTTGATCCGCGCCTTGCCGAGCTTCGAGCAGTCACGGGCATGAGCGAAGGCATTGGCGCGGACGGCGGATTCCTGGTCCAGCACGATCTCGCGACCAAGGTCTGGTCGAAAATGTTCGAAACCGGCCAGATTCTCAGCCGCGTCAACCGAATTCAAATTTCGAGCGGCGCGAACGGAATTGTCCATCCGTATATCAAAGAGGACTCTCGCGTTGCCGGATCGCGGAACGGCGGGGTGCGGTCCTACTGGTCCGACGAAGCGGACACGGTGACCGCGGCGTCTCCGAAGTTCGGGAAATTCAAGCTGGAGCTTTCCAAGCTCACCAGCTTGGTTTACCTCACCGAGGAGCTCATGGAGGACGCAGCGCAGATCGAGGGCTACGTGAACCGCCTGGTGAGCCAGGAGCTGAACTTCGTCCTCGAAGAGGCTCTTTTTGGCGGCAACGGCGTTGGCAAGCCGCTCGGCATTCTAACGGCGGGCTCGACGGTTTCGGTTTCCAAGGAGGCCGCGCAGTCCCCGGCCACCCTAATGCCCGCCAACATTCGCAAAATGCGCGCCCGGCAGTTCGGCCCGTCGCGCGGCAATTCGGTCTGGCACATCAACCAGGACGTCGAGCCCCAGCTTCACGGCATGGTGCAGACGGACAGCGGCGGGACCGTATACGGCTTCCCCGTCTACCTGCCCGCGAACGGCCTCTCGGCCTCGCCGTTCGACACTCTGTACGGGCGGCCAATCATTCCGATCGAGCATTGTCCGACGATCGGGACGGTTGGCGATATCGCGCTTTGCGATTGGTCGCAATACGCGCTGATTGAAAAGGGCGGCATCAACATGGCCTCTTCGATTCACGTCCGATTTATCTACGGCGAGAACGTGCTTCGCTTCTCGATGCGCGTCAACGGCGCGCCAGGCTACGCCTGGTCCGACTCGGCGCTCACCCCAAACAAGGGCACGAACACGCAGTCGCCGTTCGTCGTTCTCGCGACTCGCGCGTAATCCAGGAACAAGGAGAAAACACCAAATGAGCAACTATAAAATCGCGGAAATCTCCCACCTGGGAATCGGCCTCTCGCCTCTGGCCGACGCCTTTTCCGGCACGGTCTATTCCGACGTTATCAATATGGCGAACTTCGAGAAGCTCCGATTCATCATCGCGGGCGGAGTGGGTGCGACGGGCACTTCTACGTTCACGGTCGAGGCGTGCGACGACGTTGTTCCGACCAACGTTTCGGCCATCGTCTTCCACTATCGACAACATACGCTGAACGATGTCGGCGGAACGCTGACGGCGGCGGCTGTGGCCGGATTCACGAATACGGCGGGAGCTGATCGCCTCATTACGATTGAGGTCGATGCCGAGGCGCTTCTGGCGTCCGGCTACGGCTACGCGCGGCTGAAGGCCGTCGAGTCGGCCGACAGCCCTGTTTTGGGCGTCGTGCTCTTCGAGCTGCTTGAGCCTCGCTCGACCGGCTCCGCCGTCACCGCCACCGCGCTGACCTAATGGCGGCGCGCAAAAACAAGCCGGCGAAGGGGCGGCCAAAGAAAGCCGCCCCAAAGCCGAAACTCGAATTCGCCGTGAAAAAAAACGAACGGTCGGAACTCCGATGATGCACGAGCCGAAACTTATAGCCGCGCCGACGTCGGAGCCGATCTCGGCGGCGCTGGCCAGGCAGCACCTTCGCGTCGACGCGCTCGACGACGGAGTTGAAAGCGCCGCGCAGGACGAAGAGATAGAGCGGTACATCAAATCTG